TTCCAGGATCTTCAAAATATAGAGAAACATTCTATGAGTATGAACTCAGATTGAACGACGAAAAGTCTAGAATAAGCATAGTAGATTTTTCTTATTTGATTCAGTTTGAAACTGGCATACAAGAATTACTTGATACGAGTCCCGAATAATTATGTCTAATGAATTTCCAGTTTTATCTCAAAATGAAATAAATGAACTCTACGGATTAACCTCAGATAGAGAAAGCACTACACCTAGACACTTTGTAGACTCTTATACTCTAGTTCAACTAAGTGTGACATTAAAAAACGGCACAGTAGTTTATTTGAACGACGTATTTGAATTAATGGAAGTATTTGAGGACATGTTTAGCCCATCACTATCTGGGTTTTTAAGAATTAGAGACTATGTTGGTGGGCTTGAAAAATTTATTTTTACTGGTGGTGAAGTCTTAACTATACGAGCCACAAAGCCAAATCAATCTAATGAGATCATTATTTCAAGAGATGATTTGGTCATCTACGAAATCTCAAAAGTCAAAGTGGAAAATCAAAACACAATGACTTATGAGGTACATTTTACTTCTAGATGCTCCGTACAGTCACAAAAGAAAAGACTTTATCAAAGCTATGGTGGGAATAGACTTTTAACAGATGTTGTGAGAAGAGTTTATTCTGAAATAGAAGGATCAAATTTTATTGACATTGCATCCACAAATACAACATTAAATAATTCTTTTGTTAGTCCAGGATACACACCGTTTGAAGCACTAAACCATCTTACAAAAAGAGCATGTGTCGATGGTGATTATTATGTGTTTTTTGAAAAGTTCAATGGAAAAAACGCATCAGACTTCAAGCATGTATTCATGGGACTCAATACAATAAAAAAATGGTGGGAGTCTTCTGGCGGCATACCAAAGATACTTTACACCCCAGGTGTTGTTTATGTTACTGAAGCTGGTGCAGAGACCAATATCGTTTCTTCTGGGTTTCAATTGCAAAATAACTTTAAGCATTTAGACTATATGATGGGCGGGTTTTATAATTCTAGAGTTAGACAAATCAATCCACTGTCTAGAAAATATCAAGATACTAAAGTTTCATATCAAGAAAGATCACTTACATCAGACTTCTACACAAATAGATTTCTTGAAACAAATAATATATTCTCGCAGTACAATGATTGGTATCCAGAGTTTCCTGGTGAGAGACTTGTTGTTTCTCCGATGAATGATTCTATCATAAATAAGAGACAATGGATAGCAAACGATACTTACGGCGCAATTCTGAACAGTAGTTTGAGAGTGTTAGCCGACATACCAGGTGGCAGTAATAAAGTTCGAGTCGGCTATGTTGTTGAAATGAGTATACCAAGTATGATTGCAAAATCCCTGAACCTAGAAAGTTCTTTAGTAAAACAAGACGAAATGTACTCTGGTAAATATCTAGTCACCGCTTGCAGACACATATTGGATAAACAAAGATACAGAAAGAAATTAGAGTTAAGTAGAGGTTCTCTCAAATTTAATATTAATAGAATACTTCAAGGGTAAACAATGTTAAAGTCATTTTCTCAGTTTTTCAATGAATCAGAATATGATCTACATGAAAAACTTATTATTTACAATAACGATAAGAGATATGGTCAGATTGTTTTTCTAGCTGGCGGTGCTGGTTCAGGAAAAGGCTTTGCAATTAAAAATTTCATGCACAATGAATTGTTTAAGATTCGTGACATTGATGAATTAAAAACAGCGTTTCAGAAACTTGATCAATTACAAAAGTTTACGACTGATGAATTGCTTTCAAAGTATGGTCCAAAATTATCTCCAGAAGTTTACGCGCTAGTCAAGAAAATTTTGATTGACGATAATGTGTCTTTAAAAAATCTAGATCTTAGAACTCCAGAACATGTTTTTCTTTTACATATGTTAGTTAAGGCGACTGGAGCAAAAGAAAAAACACTAGATCTAATGCTGGCAAACGCTAGAGAAGGACTTCTACCAAACATAATGTTTGACATGACTTTAAAAGATACTAGCGAGTTGGATCAGTATCTACCAAAATTAGTTGAGATTGGATATGATCCCAAGAATATACATATCACATGGGTGTTAACAAACTATGAAGTTGCGATAAAGAATAATGCAAGTCGAGATAGAGTTGTTCCAGCAGACATTCTTTTACAGACACATGAGGGTGCCGCAAGAACTGTTCTAGACTTGGTAAAAGGTGGTCTACCAAAAGAAGTAAACGGAAGTTTCTACGTTATTCTAAACAACAGAGAAAACACCACATACTTTACTGACAAGAATGGTAAAGAAATTAAAAATTCTAGGTTTGGTGAGAAGACAGTAAAAGACTTTATGTATTTGACTTTGAAAAAATCAGGAAAACCTGTCATGAACGATGCAAGTGTCAAAAAACAATTATACTCATGGGTCATGGATAATGTTCCAAGTTCAGTATTAAAGAATGTAAATCTACAGGATCTTTAAAATATGTTCATTGGAAGAGATGGTTTCTATTGGTGGATCGGTGTTGTCGAAGACATAGAAGATCCTCTTTTGCTTGGGCGAGCAAGAATTAGAATATTTGGATATCATCCTTCATACACGCCAAGCGAAAATGTAAATGTTAGAAATACAATTCCCACCTCTGAATTGCCTTGGGGTATTGTAATTCTTCCTCCAAACTCTGTAGGAAACTTTTCTAGGTTAGCTTTGGGCGAATGGGTCTTTGGGTTTTTTCTAGATGGTCCAGAAGCACAAGAGCCGGCAATACTTGGTTATATGCCAACAGCACTAGTTGAGGGTGCTGTATCTAATTCTGAATCATTTGGAAGATACCCAACAACTAGAAGAAGCTTTTCAAATTTAACAAGCCAAACGTCGCCGTTCGATATAAACAATATTGATTTTCAAGCGTTGTCTCAGAGGAAATCATTTTTCTCCCAGTCTGGACATTCACTACAATTTTTGGATCATCCGAATCAAAACTTTATAGACATTCGACACAATAATGGAAGAACAGGAATAGCAATTCGAAATGGTGAAGTAGATGTTGCAGGAGATTTTGGTAGCTTTCCTCTTTCAAGAAAAATCAAGGAAATTGACGATGCGCTTGTTAGAATCGCAGGAAGTCAGTTTGATGCTGGACCTCTATTAAGAAATTTTGAGACATTGACAATAAATCAATTCACACCACCTCAATCTGGCGGTGTTATTTCTGCGGGGGCAGGTGGTGGTATGAGTAGTGAGCCACCACCTGCACCGCCTGATTCCGGATACTAATTTAGGATTAAAATATAATGTCAACCTTTGTTTATTTTCCTTTTCCTATTAGACCAAGCACTGATGTCGTAGGTCTTTCTAATGAAATACAGATTAGTAATTATTCTTTAGATAAGAATTTGAGAACACAAATAAGAGTGGACATTACTGGTTACATTTTCTGGGCTACTGGAAAAAGAGGAAAATATGGTGACGCCTTTAAACCTAACATATTCGTTCAACTTTTAGAACGAGGTAATTTAATACATGATTATGGTAATATAACAGTAAACTACGGATATCCTAATAATACTAGCTCACAAGTAAAATCTTTAGCACCATACAATTATGATATTCCTCCAGGAAACACAAAGATCTTACAATTAAAAATGATTTATCAACTAACCAGAGGTGATCAGTGGGGATATACACAAGTTAATCTAACATTTTCTTCTTTCTCTGCGGCACTATTAGGTTTATAAATAACATTAAACTAGGACACTGTTATAATAACGTCTTGTCAAGTAGAAGTCAAGCAAAATAAAGGACTATTGCCATGTCAAACCATGAAAATTTAATTTTAATGTTCGAAGCTTATCAAACAGAAAATGAGAAGTTTGTTTCAAAAAACAACAAGGCGGCAGGCACACGCGCTAGAAAAGCACTAGCAGAGATCGCCAAAGCGGCGAAAGAAAGAAGAAAAGAAATACAAGAAGTTAAGACAGACAAAGAAAAATCTACGGAATAAATAAATGGCATCAGTGTTCTTTTCAGATTTACCATTAAACTTTATTGCAAATCCGATCACGCTGGATATACCAACACTTAAGAATGAAGCCGCAGTAAAGAGAGCGTTATTAAATCTAATAAAAACGCCAGTTGGAAGTAGACCTTTTAGACCAGATTATGGATCTAAAATATATAATTATTTGTTTGAGCCTGCTGATGTCTCTACTGAACTTGAAATCAACGAAGAATTAGCAAGAGAAATTCAAAAGTATGAGCCAAGAGTTCAGTTAATTTCGATTGAAACTAATATCGAAGAACAGCACGGCATAAAAGTAAAGATCGTTTATTATGTGATAAATAATCCAAGCCCACAAACTTTAGAAACGGTTATAACAAGAACAAAATAAAATGGCTACACCAACAAATCTAAGAGTAGACGGCTTAAGTTATCAACAAATACGCGATAATTTAAGAGAATTTTTATCAAACCAAGATCAATTCAAAGACTATAACTTTGATGGCTCTGGTCTTTCAGTCTTACTTGATGTTCTGGCGTATAACACATATTACAATTCATTTTATCTGAATATGATGTCAACAGAGACATCATTGACAACTGCACAGCAAAGAAATTCTGTAGTTAATCTAGCGAAGGCTTTAAACTATACGCCAAGATCTACAACATCAGCAAGAATTACTGGAAGTTTAGAGTTAACAGTTTCTGCAAATAATAGCTCGTTTACACTACCAAAATATACTAGATTTTCTGCATCACTAGATGGCGAGCAGTATACATTCTTGACCGAATCATCGATAACAATCTTTCCAAATGCAAATACTGAGTATGTGTCGGAAAGTGTTACTTTAGTTGAAGGAACTTTTGCTAGCGAAAGATACTTGGTGAATACGGCAGACAAAGAGCAACGATTCATTATCAATAACACTTTAGC